ACCTCAACGTGTACTAGGAAACTGTCACGAAGATGTGTGTAAGTGGTGGACCAGACAAGAAGCTAAGACTCATCAGCTACTCTTGTTTCCTCGTGACCACGGTAAGTCAGCTATGGTAGCTTACAGAGTTGCTTGGGAGTTAACTAAGAACCCTACCCTAAGGATTTTGTATATCTCAGCTACATCTAACTTAGCTCAGAAACAGCTCTCGTTTATTAAGAACATATTTGAATCAGACATACACCAAAAGTATTGGCCTGAACACTTAAACAAAGATGAAAGTAAACGAGAGAAGTGGACTACTTCAGAGATTGCTTTAGATCATCCTGACAGAAAGAAAGAAGCAATACGTGATCCGTCTATTTTTACTGGTGGTCTTACTACTTCTCTTACAGGGATGCACTGCGATATTGCTGTACTCGATGACGTAGTTGTTTTCGAGAATGCTTACACTGGTGAGGGACGAAACAAGGTTAAGTCACAGTACTCACTTCTCTCATCTATCGAGGGTAGTGAAGCTAAGGAATGGGTAGTAGGTACTAGGTATCACCCTAAGGACTTGTACTCTGACCTGATGGGTATGGAAGAAGATATATACTCAGACAAGGGTGAACTAACAGGTAAAGAAAATATATACGAGATATTAGAACGAGCAGTAGAAGACGGAGGAGACGGTACAGGTGATTTCCTTTGGCCTAGACAACTCCGTAAGGATGGTAAGTACTTCGGGTTTGATATTAAGATCTTAGCTAAGAAGAGAGGTCAGTACTTAGATAGGGTACAGTTTAGAGCACAGTACTACAACGATCCAACAGATCCTGATACACAACCTATAGCCTATGAAAAGTTCCAGTACTATGACCGTAAACATTTAACTAGAGATAATGGTCAGTGGCAGTATCAAGGTAGAAAGTTAAATGTTAGTGCAGCAGTTGACTTTGCCTATAGTGTAAGTAAACGAGCTGACTACACAGCTATTGTTGTTATAGGTGTTGACTACGAAAACAATGTATACGTATTAGACATTGATAGATTTAAAACAGATAAGATTTCTGAGTACTTCAGGCACATCTTAGACTTACTTAATAGGTGGGACTTCAGAAAGCTACGAGCTGAATGTACTGCTGCTCAGTCAGCTATCGTAACAGAATTAAAAGATAACTACATTAAACCCAATGGTCTAGCTTTAAAGATTGATGAGCACAGACCTAACCGTCACCAAGGTTCTAAAGAGGAACGGATAGCTGCTGCTCTTGAACCAAGGTATGACAACTTACAAATGTATCATTACCGTGGTGGTAACTGTCAAGTACTAGAAGAAGAACTAGTATCTTACAATCCAGCACATGATGACTGCAAAGACTGTTTAGCTGCAGCCGTTGAGGTAGCAATTAAACCAAGCATGTCAACAATTAGAAGACATAAAACCGACAATAATGTCGTATTCCACCCTAAGTTTGGTGGAGTAGCATTTTAAATGTTGACATATTTATCACACTGTGATATAATTATCACATAGCTAGGAACTTGGAGTTAAAATGGCTGGCACTACTATTGACATTGAAAGTATTATAGATCCTCATACCCTAGCTGTGGAAATAGCTAACCGTTGGTCTTCATGGAATAGCTCTCGTTCTTCAAAGATAGAAGAGTGGAAAGAGTTACGTAACTATATCTATGCTACAGATACTCGTACTACAAGTAACAATAAGTTACCTTGGTCTAATTCAACAACTACACCTAAGCTAACACAGATTGCTGACAACCTACATGCTAACTACTTTGCTGCATTGTTTCCTCAGAAGAGATGGTTCAGGTTTGAAGCTACAGATGCTGCCTCAGATGTTAAGATTAAACGAGACATCATACAAGCTTACATGGAGAACAAGTTAAGTCAATCGGACTTTGTTAACACAACAAGTAAACTTATTAATGACTACATACAATACGGTAACTGTTTTGCTACTGTTGACTTTAAAAGAAAAGTTACTAACTTCGAAGATGGTGACAGAGTAGTTAACTATGTAGGACCTAAGCTAGTACGTATCTCACCTTTTGATATCTGCTTTAACCCAGTAGCTGCTGAGTTCTCAGATACACCAAAGATTGTTAGATCTATTCTAACCTTAGGTGAAGTACAACGTATGGTTGAGACATCACCTGACAAAGACTACATGAGTGGTGTGTTTGATAAGATGCTCGGCAATAGAGGATCAGCTAAAGGTAACGAAGTAGATGTAGATAAGTCAGAAGGTTTTGTAGCTGATGGTTTCTCTAACTTAACTGATTACTACGAATCTGATTACGTAGAGGTACTAACATTTTATGGTGACATCTACGATACACAGAAGGGTGAGTTTCTAAACAACAGAGTTATAACTATTGTTGATAGAGCCTACGTTTTATCCAATGAGGAGAACCCTAGTTTCTTAGGTAGAGATCCTATCTTCCATGTAGGTTGGAGAGATAGACCAGATAACTTGTACAGCATGGGACCACTAGATAACTTAGTTGGTATGCAGTACAGAATAGATCACTTAGAGAACCTCAAGGCAGATGTATTTGATCAGATAGCTTATCCTGTATTAAAGATAAGAGGTGACGTAGAGGACTTTGACTTTGAACCTAATGCTCGTATATACTTAGGAGATGAAGGTGATGTAGGCTACTTAGTACCTGACAGTACAGCATTAAATGCTGACTTCCAAATACAGAACCTAGAAGCTAAGATGGAGATGATGGCTGGAGCACCAAGAGAAGCTATGGGTATCCGTAGTGCAGGTGAGAAAACAGCCTTTGAAGTTAGCCAGCTTATGACTGCAGCAGGTAGAATATTTCAGCACAAGACTGCTCACTTCGAGAGAGTATTCTTAGAGCCAATCTTAAATGCTATGTTGGAAGTATCTAGACGTAACATGGACTACGAAGATACAGCTAAGGTACTAAACGAAGATACTGGTTTGTATTTCTTTACACAGATTACAAGAGATGACATTAAGTCTAACGGTAAGATTGTTCCGATGGGTGCTAGACACTTTGCTGAAAGAGCACAACGTGTACAGAACTTAACTACTATGTACCAGATTAAAGCATCTGACCCAAGTGTTGCATCACATCTATCAGGTAAAGAGTTTGCTAGATTGTTAGCTGATGAACTAGGAGAACCAGCTCTATTTGGTGAGAACGTAGCAGTATCTGAACAACTAGAGACTCAGAAGGTTGTCACAGAGGCACAGGTTGAGTATGAGGCTGATCAAGAAGAAAAAATAGAAGAAGGTAGCCAAGAGCTAGAGATGGTTACTGAGGAAGCTCCTGAGGAGCCTATTGAATGAAGGCAGCTTGGTTCAAAGACTGTAAGACAAAGAAAGATAAAGAGGCGGTAGCACAAACACTGCAATCCCAGAGAGAGGGATTAGACCGTCTTAAAGAAATCCTAGAGCCTATGCTAAAGGATACAACCCCTGCAACTGATTATGATTCCCCTTCTTGGGCTTATAAACAGGCAGATCGAAACGGATTCAATAGAGCAGTGACCACTGTGTTGGATCTAATTAACTTAGATAAGGAATAACAATGAGTGTATTTTCTGAGGATCAGGTGACCCCTGCAACACAGAGTGAACAAGTATCAGCATTTGAAGAGCCAACCAGCCCTTCAGTCTTGGGTGATCTTGTAGGAGACGGACGTAAGTTTAACGATGTAGAGGCGTTAGCAAAGGGAAAGTTAGAAGCAGACAAGTTCATTGAACAAATGAAACAAGAGAATGCTACTTTAAAAGCTGACCTAGAGAAACAAGCCTACAGACTTGGAGTTACAGCTAAGATGGAAGAAATGGCCTCGGCAACCACAGCCGAACTTCCTGATCCTAATAATAATAATAGTGGCACTTCGAATACAGCTAATACCCAGTTTAGTTCGAGTGAAGCAAACATTGAGAGCCTAGTAGAACAGACCCTGAAGAGGCGAGAGCAAGAGAGTTCTGCAAAGAACAACATTGCAATCGTTGAATCGGAACTTGAAAAAGCCTATGGGACTGAAGCATCTTCTGCTGTAAAACAGAAAGCTTCTGAACTAGGTTTACCAATGAATGAGTTACAAGGTATGGCTGCTAAGTCACCTGCTGCGTTTATGCAGTTGATGGGTAAGTCAGCACCAAGTATTTCACCAGTTGTTCAAGGGAGCATTCGCACTGAAGGTTCTACAATGCAAGCATCCTCTGAAAAAGACTTTGGATACTATCAAAGACTTCGAAGAGAAAACTCGTCACAATACTACAAACCCTCTACCCAACGTGCAATGATGGCTGATGCCGAACGTATGGGTGATAACTTTTATAGATAAGGAATAGAACTATGGCTGGTAATACAGTAAGCACTCTAGCTCTCGCAAAAAGAGCAGAAGTATGGGGTGCAGAATTAAAAGAGATCTTGCGGGATGAGCTGCAAGGTATGAAATACGTAAATTGGTTGAATGACTTTCCAGATGGGGACACGTTTAAGATCCCATCATTAGGTGATGCAACTGTTAATGACTACACTGAAGATGCTGCTGTAACATACGATCCGATTGATGATGCACAGTTTACATTCACCATCACTGAATACTTACAGGCTGGTAACTACATCACCAACAAGGCGATGCAGGATGTATACTACTCAAATCAGATCATGTCTCAGTTTGTGCCTCTACAAGAACGTGCCTTAATGGAACGTCTAGAGACAGACATCATGAAGTTAGGTCAAGACCAAACAGCAGCTGATCCTAACACTATCAACGGTGTTGCTCACCGTATGATCGGTTCAGGTACTGGTGGCTTAATTGCAGTTGAAGACTTTGCTAAAGCTCTTCGTGCATTAAAAACTGGTAAAGTACCACAGAAGAACCTAGTGGCTATTGTTGATCCATCAGTTGAATTTGAAATGAATACAATTTCAAACTTAACAAGTGTATCAAACAACCCACGTTGGGAAGGTATCGTCAACACTGGTATCGCATCTGGTATGTCTTTCATTGCTAACATCTACGGTTTTGATGTATACACATCTAACTACTTAGCTACAAAGTCTTCAGAAACTATCAGTGGTGCAGCAGCTCCAGCTAACGCAATCAACAACATGTTCTTCTCTGCTGACCAAGCAGTGCAGCCATTTGTTGGTGCATGGAGACAGATGCCAAATGTGGACACTGAGTACAATAAAGATCACCAACGTACAGAGTTTGTTACTACTGCACGTTACGGTCTAAAACTGTACCGTCCAGAGAACTTGGTTTCTGTTCTTACAAAGCCAATGGCGTAGTGACATAAATACAAGGGGAGGGGAGAAATCTCCTCCTCTATCTCTTTAACACTTGACAACTATTTTACTTATGTGTATAATAGTCTTAACAAGTCTCCCCTACTAAGGACTTATTTACAATGGCAAACGTAGAACATTCATCCCTTACTGGTAGTGCATTACATGAACCTAAAGGTACAGCCACTGCTGCTAGTGGTTCAGCCTATATTGCTAATGGTTCAGGTAGTGGTACATGGCAACCAATCCACAGACATCTAAGTGCTGCTACAGCATTTAATGACTCTTCCCCTTATGCTTATAGTATAGATACGGATACTACCGAGAAGTTTCTTTCTCCTTCAGTATCAGCCTCTATAGTATCTGGGTTCACAGTGGTAACATCCCCTAACCTAAGATTTCAATACAATGATGCTACTAACCTCACAGCATTATTAAATGTTACAATGTCATCTTCTCCAGAATCAGGCCATGATAAAGATGTTGAATGGGCATTGTTTAAGAACGGTACAGAGATTGTTGGTTCTAGAGCTATACGTACTATATCATCTGGTTCTTGGGGTTCAATAAGTGTAACTGGCTTAACTGCTTTAGCACAGAACGATTACATAGAAATTAAAACAAAAGCTAGTACAGATAATGTAGATGTTAACTATGCTAATATCTATGTTTCTATTATAGGAATGAGTGCATAACATGAAAATGACTCTTCTCGAAATGGTACAAAATATCTTATCCGATATGGATTCGGAGGAGATCAACAGCATTTCTGATTCTAATGAAGCTGAACAGATTGCTAAGGTAATAGAGAACACCTACTTTAATTTAATCTCTACTCGTATAATACCTGAACATGCACAAACAATAAAGCTAACATCTTTCTCTAGTTCAGTAAGACCTACCCATTTTACATTTCCTAGTCGAGTAAAGAACATAGAGTTCTTAGACTACAATGTTTCTAAAAAAGTAGGCGGGGTAGAATATGAAAGACTAACATATCTAACACCAGATGAGTTCTTTAGTTTATCTGATGGTAGGGATAGTCTTGCTTCTAATGTATTACAGGTTAATGATGTAGCATCAGACAGTACTTTACTCATACGTAATGATGCAAAACCTTCTTACTATACATCATTTGATGATGAAAACTTAGTACTAGATTCTTATGATGCAACTATTGATTCTACTCTTACATCAGCTAAGACAAGAGCATATGGTACTAAGTACCCTAACTTTGATTCTTTTTCAGATACCTTTACTCCTGATGTAGATGATGTCATGTTCCCATTACTCTTAGCAGAATCTAAATCAACTGCTATGTCTTTATTTAAAGCAGGATCAGATCCTAAGATAGAACAGGCAGCCCGAAGACAGAAAGTGTATGTACAAAACGACATGCATAAGGTAAACAAAGGAAGGCCTAAGAATAAGTATGGTAGACATTGAGCTAACTAGAGATGAAGACAATCAAGAAATAAGTGTTAAAAGTAATAAGACTGAAAAAGATTTAGTAGTTTACAAACCACAAGATGGTTACAAACTATACAAAGTAAAATACGAGAGTGGTGCTAAAGTTCCTAGTGAACTAGAAGGATCTTGGACAGGACCAGCAGGAGCACTAGCAGCAGTTAAAAGACATTTAGCTACTAAGAAAGCTACCCCTCGTAAAGTTGTTAACGATAGGTTTAAGGCTCGAAGGGCCGAAAAGGAAACTATAAATGCCACAGAGCCTAACACAGAAACAAGTTAATACTTTTACTGGTGGATTAATAACAGAAGCTAGTGAATTAACATTTCCTGAGAATGCTTCTGTAGATGAGCTAAACTGTTCCTTAGAGAGGGACGGTACTCGTCGTCGTCGTAAGTCTGTAGTCTTAGAAGACAATGCAGTTACAGACGGTATAGTTATCCCTGAAGGATCAGTATTTCATACATCTACTTGGTATAATGTTGCAGGTCTACCTAACCTAGAGTTTCTCGTTGTACAAATAGGTTCTGATCTAGCTTTCTATGAGAAGTCAAAAGACCCTTTGTCTGCACAAAAAGTAGCAGTTGGAGGCGTGTCAAACATTTTACAAGTACACACAGCTAACAATACATATAGTCCTTCTGAAGAAAAAATACAAGTTACATCTATAAATGGTATGCTGATTATAGCCTCACCAGCTATAAAAACTCTTCGTGTAGAATATGATCCAGTTGCAGTTTCTATAACTTATAGTATTATTTCTTTTAAGGAAAGAGACTTTGAATGGCAAGGATCTTCTACTGAATTAGAGGATCAGTATTCTGAAAAAACTGGCACTGGCTCTGTTTCTAATGAAAGGAAATATGATACTGCTAACTCTGGTTGGGTTGGAGAGTTTGGTCATCCAGCTATAGATGACTTCCACGATGATAATGACGGTTATCCTCCCCTCACTCATCCTTGGTATTCAGGTAAGGATGCTAACGGAAACTTTAGTGAAACAGAATTTAAGAAAATTTACAGAGGGACTACTTTAACAACTAATGGTCACTTTATACTAGACGTCTTTCAAAAAGAAAGAAAGTTTTTAACTCGTTCAAGTAGTTGGACTAGTACTTCGTACACTTCTTTAACTGTTGAGAATGAGCCTAATAGGTTTAGAACTGTTGCTTCCTTTGGAAGTAGAGTTTTTTATTCTGGTATTGATTCAGCCAAGAACGGTGGTAAAGTTTACTTTTCTAAAATAGTTGAAAATAATACAGAGTTAGGACACTGCTATCAAGTAAACGATCCAACTTCAGAAGACATATCTGACTTACTAGATACTGATGGTGGAGTTGTGAAGATAGCTGCAGCTCATAACATACGTAAGCTACACGTCTTTGGAGCTTCTATCTTAATATTTGCTGAGAATGGTGTTTGGTCTATATCAGGTGTTGATAATGTCTTTAGGGCTACTGAGTTCTCTATCTCTAAGATATCTGATGTAGGTCTAGTAAATGAAAATAGTTTTGTTGTAGCTGGTAGCTCACCTATCTGGTGGTCTAAAACTGGCATATACTCTATACAAACATCTGAAACATCTGGTCAGCCAGAAGCTAGAAACATCTCCTTAGCTACTATACAAACTTTATGGAATAAGATACCTAACGAAAAGAAAGCTCAAGTCTTTGTTGAGTACGATGAAGTAAACCAGAAAGTGTTTTGGTTTTACCCTGATGCTACAGAAGACATAGACTACAAGTATAATAACGTACTAATACTCGATGTTAACTTACAAGCCTTCTATCCTTGGAAAGTATCTGATGGTACAGCAGGTCATTACATTATAGGTAGTTCTTACTTTAGTGGATTAGGTTCTACAGCTACAGAAACACAAGTTGTAAATGGTGTTGATACTATAGTTAATGGTTCAGATAATGTAGTATCCACTATGTACAGAGACTTCTTGCAGGGTGACAGTGAGATTAAGTTACTTGTTAGAAGTGGTGTAGATGGTAAATTAACTGTTGCTCATTTCTCAGGAGATAGTTACTTAGATTGGGGTACAGGAGATTACTCTAGTTTTGCTGAAGCAGGTTATGACTTCATGGGAGACATGACAACATTTAAGAATGCTCCATACGTTACAACTTACATGAGAGTAACTGAAGATGGTTACACTTATAATGGTATAGGTTATGATTTTATTAATCCTTCTAGCTGTAAGATGTCAGTGTCTTGGAATTTAACTAAGGCTAACTCTAAACCTAGAGAAATTTACAAACTAAAGAATGTACCAGTTGTAGACCCAGAAGATTTGGGTTCTATTAATTACCCTACAGACACCGTAGTAACCAAGTCTAAAGTAAGGGGTAGAGGGAGATCAATGAAATTAAGGTTTGAAAGTACTGAAGGTAAGGACTTTCACCTAGTAGGTTACGAGGTAATAGGTGCTAAAAACACAAGATTCTAGAATACGAGAAGCCACCCAAGAAGATATATTTGACATATTAGTTTTAGCTAGAGAGTTCTCAAGGGAAGCACCTAAAAGTCACAAGTGGGATAAAGATAAAACAGAACAGTTTGTCCTATCAGCTATACAGAACACTAACATGGGTGTTTTCGTAATAGATGTAGATGGTGAGATACAAGGAGCTTTAATTGGTTTACTATCTGAGTTCTATATGTCTCACAAAACAATTGCTTCTGAGTTAGCTTGGTTTGTATCAAAAGACTTTAGGGGTACAGTAAGTTCTATAAAGTTAGTTAAGCACTTTGAGAAATGGGCTAAATCAAATGAAGCAAATTACATAGGAATGTGTGACATTGAAGGTATTATTAATTTAAGTTCTCTGTATACTCGAATGGGTTATAGCAAAGCAGAGTCAGTTTATTTAAAGGAGATATAAATGGCTATAGCAACAGCAACAGCAATAGCACTCGCAGGTTTAACCGTAGGTGTAGGCAGTGCCGTAGCTTCAACTAGAGCACAAAAGAAACAAGCTGCAGCTCAACAGAGAGCACAGCAGGTACAAGTACGCAGACAGAGAAGAGCTGCAATAAGATCTAATAGACTTGCATCAGCTAGAGCACAGGCTACAGCAGCAGGTACTAGTACAGCAGATAGTTCAGGATTATCTGGAGGTCTAGGTGGAGCTGCCTCTAACTTATTCTCTGGATTAGGGACAGGTACACAGCTATCTGCTATATCTGGTCAGATATCTAAGTATGGTTTACAAGCTTCTCAGTACCAAGCCTTAGGTGGATTAGGTATGCAAGCCTTCCAGTTTGGTATGGACCAAGGAGCTTTTAAAAAACCAACCACTACACAAACAGGTAAAATACCAGCAGATCCTAATACTCCATACTAAACAGGATAAACAACAATGGATATGATTCCAACTTTTGAAGATGCTAACACTCCCTTAGAGGAGCCAGTAGAGGTAGGTCCTAAACCTATTGACCCTACTGCTATAAACGAGATAGCTAAAGTAGACGAACAAGCTACACTGCTAGGTGTTGACTCTACAGAAATTGCTAATGCAAGAGCATCGGGTGATCTATCCCATGAAAGTTTAGCTAAACAGTACCCTGACTTAGAGGGATACTTAGATACTTTGTATGAGGGAGGTGCTTCAGTAGAGGAAGCCTCCGTACTTGTAAAAGACTACTCTAAAAGATTACAAGAAGCTGTAGCTCCTAGAGAGTTTATCTTTAACAGTATGTTGTTAGTAGATGAAGAGACAGTTAATCCAGAAGCTTTACGTCTTCTTACTAACTACGAAAGGTTGTCTAACCGTATTGTTAAAAACATGGAAGAGAGTGACCCCTCTACTTTTAAATGGTTAGCTGCAGGTACTTTAGATGTACCAAGATTTCTTTTTCAAGCTATTGTTTTAGACAGTATAAAAAGAGATAATACTAAGTCTGTAGAGTATGCAAACACTTTCTCTTTACCTCCTGAAGAGTTTGATGCTTACTGGGATGAAAAATTAGCAAGCCCTGATGGTTCAGGATTTTTTAATATTAGAGAGTATGAAAGTCTAAAGGACTTACAGGTACTAGTAGATAACTTTGGTGTAGATGAAGATGCTGGATTTAAACAGTTACTAGCTATTACAGATATAGCTACACTAGGTACAACAAGAGTTGTTGGTGGTTTAGCAGCTAGAGCAACTGTTGCTGGTGCAAGTAAGATATCTGGCTCCACAAGAGAGATAATAAAAAGGGTTATGTCAGCTAAAAGCCCTACTGAAGCTATAACAAATATACTAGGTCCTAAGTCAGGTGCTAAAGCTGTAGTAGCTAGAATGAATAGTGGTGCTGCAGCTTCTCGTACAGCAGGTCAAGCTGGACCAAGTAGCTTTAATCCCTTCCAAGGTCCTCAACAACCTATAACTGCACCTCATGTAGCTACAGTAGTAACAGACACAACTGACTCAATGGTGTTTGATAAACTAGTTAAGGCTATGAGTTCTCCTGTAACAGGTAAAGCATTTAGTGTTGAAGTTCTACAGGAAGCTGTATCTAAAATAGCTAGACGTACAGCTTCAGCTTCTAATAATGCAGTTGTTAAGTTTACTAAACTTATAGATGAGGGATCAGATAATTTTAAGTATACTGTTACACTAGGTAAGTCTGTTACTGGTGATTCATTTGCTACTGCTGAAGAGGCTTTAAAAGTTGTAAAGAATAACCCAGCATATAAAGTAGTTGAAGCACCGAGAGTTACCAATATAAAAGGTGAAGCAGTTGAACGTCTTAAAGATGTAGAAGGCGGTGTACCTTATACTGTAAACAAGAAAGGTTACTTACTTGAGTACACTGAAAGAGTTAACACAAAAACTTTAGCTGATGAATTAGAAGATGTAGCCTTACAAGAAGGTTTTATAAAGAGAGGACTAGCTGGTATTTTCTCAGCCCCTCAAACAGCCTTAGGTGGACGATTAGGCTCTATGATAAATGTTGCTGAAGGTGTAGCAGCTAAAGCTGGTAAGTTTGCTAATGAAGCTTTTAAGAGTGTAGCTAGATTATCTAAAACTGAGTATGACGAAGTAAATACAATCTTTACAGGTTACCGAGATGGTTTACTAGGTGACGTAGAAACTGGGTTAGCTACTAGAAGAGGTGCTCCAAGTACTGAAGAGTTTGTAACAGACTTCTTTTCTTTCTATGGTAGAACACCCTCAGAAAAACAGTTAGAAAGCTATAGATCTTTAATAGA